CCTAGTATTAACACAACACAGACAACTGGGTTTGTACCAACAGGACCAATAACTCCTGCAGGTTTAGCATTAGGACCTGTAACTAATCCTAATGTTGTCGTAGGTGCAGGTAATGTTGGAACATATACACAATCACAGAAACCTGTAACAGAGGTAGTAGACTCTACAACACCAACTACAACAGACACGAGTGATAGTACATCGGGACAAAGAAGAATCGTACAACAGGATACTATTTCTAGTTCAGACGATAACAACAATGAGATGGCAGATTTAGGTGGTGCTAGAACAACTATTGGTGGCGTAGACTATGCTATACAATATGATTTTCAAGGTAATGTTATAGGATTAGCTAACGTAGAACAGTATAATAGAACAGGACAAGCTAACTTTTTTGTACCTAGTAATGAAGTAAAAGGTCTTATAGGAATACAAAATGAAGGTCAGAGAGCACTACTCAGAAGTCCTATTCAAAAAGGTGCTGAGGCTTTAGGGTTTTTAAAAGGGGACCCAGAAGCAATAGAAAAAGGAAAAGAAGCCACAAGAACATTAAATGATTTTACTGGGACTCTTACTAGAGGTGAGGAAATGGCAAAGCCTGATGCTATTTATGGTGACGCTGCTATTGATGATTTAAATATGGGAGTTGAAGCACCTTCAGTAAAAGGAACAGTTGGAGATTCTTCTACATTCGCTAATATACCTCCAGAAGGAGGTGACCAAGAAGTTGAATTTAGAGATAACACAGTAAGTCCTCCTGCATCAGGAATAAGACAAGAAGACGATAGAACAAGTCCTGCATTTGGTGAAACTAGAACAACTGATGTATATAGTGAAGATGAATCTTTCTTAGACCCAAATAATGAAAGAATAAATTACAGAGGTCCTACTGGTTTTGAACCTACAGGACCGACACGTAAGGATGATGAGACACGTAAAGAAGATAGAGAGGCACCTGACGCTCCACCAACAAGAGAAGAAGCTGCCTCAAGATACGTAAATGAAAATTTCTCAGATAGTGCCTCAAATGAAATTAACAATAGACATGGAGGCAGTGTAGGTATTGGAACTAATAGCACTGGGACTAATTACAGTATAAACAGAGATGGAACATTTACCCATGAAGATGGAACAACTACAAATATTACAGATAGAGATGGTAAACCATCTAATGCTCCAACAAAAGACGAAGCACGAGAGCAAAGAATGGCAGAAAGAACTGCTAAATATGATGACCCTACTGACGATACTGCAACAAGTGGTGAAAAAATAGTTTGTACAGAAATGTATAGACAGACTCAACTTGATGATTGGGCACAAGCTATGAAGATATGGTATGTGTATCAAAGAAAGTACTTGACAAGTACACACCAAATAGGTTATCATTGGTTATTCAAACCTTTTGTTAGTGGCATGAAAGTTAATAACGTACTAACAAACATTGGTGCATACTTCGCAAAAGAAAGAACAAAACATCTAAGACATATTTTAACAAAAGGAAAAGCCAAGGACAGTATCGTTGGTAATATCTTTTGTAAAATAATACATCCTATAGTTTATTTAGTAGGATGTGCAATTCATAAAAAGTAATTATGAATTAGAAACTAGCTACTTATCCCCCAATAATGGCTACGATAACCCTAGGAGAAGAATATGGCTGAAATGGCTGTAAAGCAAGAAATTAAAAAAGAACCTATTAAATATAAAAGAAATGATAATAAGGAAGAAGAAACACTAAATGCTTTAGTTAAAGAAAGAGACGAAGCTCTTGGCAAAGCTAAAGCTGAGGAAGAAGATAAGGCAGAGACCGAATCTCTTGCTCCAGAAGAAAAAACTTTTAAGAAAAGATATGGTGACTTACGTAGACACTCGCAAGAAAAAGAAAAATCATATCAAGATGAAATATTTAAATTAAAAGAGCAGTTATCACAGACTGCAAAAAAAGAAATTAATTTACCAAAGTCAGATGAAGAGATAGAGAAATGGTCTCAGGAATATCCTGATGTTGCTAAGATTGTTGAAAGTATTGCAACAAAGAAAGCACAAGAATTAGATTCATCTCTCGAAGAAAGAATGAAACTTATAGCTGAGAAAGAAGCAAGTGCATCAAGAGCAAGAGCTGAAGCTGAGCTAATGTCATTACATCCTGATTTTGAAGATATAAGAAATGACCAACAATTCCATGATTGGGTTGATACGCAACCTAGATGGGTACAACAAGCTTTATATGAGAACGAAACAGATTCTAAATCTGCAGCAAGAGCAATAGACCTATATAAAGTTGACATGGGATTGACTGAAATAAAAAAGAAGAAAGCAACAAACTCTTCTAAGGAAGCAGCTAAAGCAGTTACAAAAGCAACTAGCTCAGCACCTTCACCTACGAAAGAAGGACAACCTAATCAGATTAGAGAGTCCGATGTTGCTAAAATGAAAGGTCAAGAATTTGAAAAGAACGAAGAAGCTATTAAAGAAGCAATACGTAGTGGTAACTTTATATACGATATAAGTAGACCTTCTGCGTAATTTTTTCTTTACATTTCGTTGTTTTTATGGTAAAAAATGTATATAACAACAGCCCGTTTGTTTTTAACGCTACCTGTTTAACATTTTCACGAATTTATACTAAGAAAAACTACCTAGTCTAAGTTTGCCCCTCTATGAGGATACCAAATGTAAGCTAGCCTTTTGATTGTGTATGTAACTCGTATTGACTTATGAACAGCCAAAGGAGGAAATTATGGCTTTCCAAACTGCAGCTGGATACGGGAATCTACCTAATGGCAATTTTAGTCCTGTCATTTATTCCCAAAAGGTTCAGCAGGCTTTTCGCAAGACCTCTGTTGTAGAGTCAATCACTAATAGTGATTACTTTGGAGAGATTGCGAATTATGGTGATACTGTCAAAATTATTAAAGAGCCAGAAATCACTGTAAAAGAATATGCTCGTGGAGTTAATATTCAACCACAAGACTTAGATGATGAGGATTTTTCTCTTGTCGTCGATAAAGCAAACTATTTTGCTTTCAAAGTAGATGATATCGAAGAAGCTCACAGTCATGTAAACTTTGAGTCTTTAGCATCTGATAGAGCAGGCTACAGACTAAGAGACCAACATGACCAAGAAATTCTTGGATACTTATCTGGTTTTAAACAATCATCATTAAACACTGTTGCAGGAACTGCTAACGACACAGTTAATGGAACAAAAGCAGTATCAACTGCAGGTTCTGATGAATTGTTAACAAGCATGAAGCTAAGAAAAGATAGCTTTGGTAACATCACTACTTCAAGTGCTGGTGACCACTCTATTCCATTAGCTCCAAGAATGCCGGGTGCAACAGCACAGGCTACAGCAACTGCTACACCATTGCAAGTCATTGCAAGAATGGGCAGATTGTTAGACACACAGTTTGTCGATTCAGATGGTAGATGGCTAGTTCTACATCCAACTTTCGTTGAAATTTTAAAAGATGAAGATTCAAGACTTTTAAATGCAGACTTCGGCGAGTCAGGTGGATTAAGAGCAGGTTTAGCTATTGGCAGATTACATGGCTTTGATGTATATATGTCAAATAACTTACCATCAGTAGGTACAGGACCGGGAACATCAGGTTCTGCTAACCAAAACTCAAACTATGGTGTTATCGTAGCAGGTCATTCTTCAGCAGTGGCAACAGCTTCTCAGATAACAAAAACAGAGTCTTACAGAGACCCTGATTCATTTGCAGACATCGTAAGAGGTATGCATTTGTATGGCAGAAAGATTCTTCGACCAGAAGCAATCGTAACTGCTAAGTATAACGTAGCGTAAGGGAGATATAAATGGCAACTTTTGATTTAACCTCAAAAGATACTACTGGTGTATCTTCTGATTCTATTGTGGCTATGCCATCATCTAAAAATACTAATGTGATGAGAAATATTGAGGCTTACCTTGATATTGATGCATTAGTAGCAGCAGGTGGTAGCTTTTCAGACGGAGATGTCTTTCAGGTGTTAGAAATACCTGCAAACACTTTAGTTCTAAATTCAGGTGCAGAAGTAATGAAAGCATTTACTTCAAGTTGTACTCTTGATATGGA